AAACGAAATTTATGTTTGTTTACAGTAATATTTTTTGCTTTAAAATTTCTGTTAGGCATTATTTTTTCTTTTTCATATCATTTAATTTTAATAATTCTAACTGGCAGTAATGCACAATTTTTTTAAGATCTTCTGCTCCTCCTTTACGTTGATAACGACAAACGTATTTAACAACGTTTCCTTGAAAGAATGAAAGATCATTCTTTGAAATAAATTCGTAGGGTTGTATGGGAAATTTAGTGTAGTGATTTCCTCCTACTTGGGTGTATTGTGGAAATGATTCCTCAAATATATCTTTATGTGTCATAGTCTATACTCCTTTATTTTCTTTTTAGCTTTCAGTTTATATAAGTTATTTCTTGCTCTTGTGATACCCACGTACCACACTCTATGCTCTTCATCTTGTTTGTCAACACTTAGACGAATACTTTTTTGTACTTTGGCCCCTTGATGTAATGATAATATTACATTGTCTTCTTCACCACCTTTTGCAGCATGAATTGTAGACAACCATATCCTTGCATTTTCATAAAGTTTTTCACCCCCAGAAATTATATTTCGAATGTAAAGTATTTCTTTCTGATCAGCTACGAAGATGTCGTACCAATTTTTTTCAAAATTCCAATTGCCATTGGGAATATATTCTTTGACGTCATTGATTTCCTTTTCTTCCAGCTTACCTTCTCTTAACCATTTAGTATAAGCCATCGCTCCATTATAAATACCTACATTAAAACTTTTACCTTTGTTACTTTGATAATAAATATTTTTACTTTTAAGTTCTTTCATGATGTCTAACAAGTTACTTTTAGTTCTTGTTAAGATTAACCATCTACCTTTTGTAAGATCAACTTGTCCTAAATTATTGATGTGAGACGCAAAACCCTCTTGCGCCCGTGGCAAGTATTCTTTATGTTTCCTGATGCCTGATATACGACTCACTGCTATTTGAGATTGTTCTTGCACTGCTCTTGATACTCTCCTCGAATACCTTAAAACACGTTCATTTGCAGGTTCTTTTATGAATCTGTTAACGTCAGCTCCAGCCCAAGCGAATATAGCTTGGTCGTCATCGCCAGCTAAATACATATCATCACAGTTCTCTCTTAACTTATCATACAGTTGCCATTGTAATGGAGATAAGTCTTGTGCTTCATCGATAAAGATAGCTTTTAGTTTAGGAATCTTACCTGAGTTTATAACTTTTTTAATAAGATCATTAAAATCTAATAGGTGCATTTTCTTTTTATACTCTTGTAGGTTTACATAAATATGATTTAATGTGTGCCAGTCTATATCTTTTCTATCATGTTCGTTAAGATCAAACTCTTCTCTTATAGTTATATCTTTGTTAATAGCCTTACCTATCATTTGAAAATAAGGATTGTTACAAGTTAAGAAATGTGTTTGTTCCTCATTATATTTATCATTGAAGTTAACTCTTACATTTAACTTCTTACCTAAAGCTTCATAGTGATGGGGTTGAATAATAGCACTCTCATTTAAATTTAATAAATGAAAACAAAATGCATGGAGAGTTTGAAAATATGGAACTTGTTTTTCATCTACACCAATTCTATTTCTAGCTTCCTTCGCAGCTTTCTTTGTAAAAGCAAAGTAACCTATTTTATGATAAGGAGTACCGGTTCTTACATAGGCATTGACTCTTCGAATTAATCTAAAAGTTTTACCTGTTCCCGGAGGGCCATATATTTTAATTGGGTTTTTCATCGGTTCTTTTAAAAGTATCTAATAAAGTTCCCGTGAATCCAAAGCTTCCGTGATGTGTTGTTTCACCATCAACGACAGCATAAAATTTAAAACCTGCCTGTGTTGCAAGATTAGAAAAATGTGTATCTTCTCCCCACCAATAACCAGACTTTTGATCAAAGACCGTATCCCAAAAATTATAAAAGTATGAGTTTGCTTTATCAGATATAATTTCCTTTTGTTTTATCTTAAGATGTGGATGATCTTTCATAAGTTTTTCATATACTCTTCTATGTACTAAAGTTAATCCAGCAGGTCCTACAGTTATCTCTGTTAGTCCTTTGTTATCTATTTTAATATCAGTGGGATCTTTAAATGCCACAGAATATTTTACTGTATTATCTTGTGTCTTCTTTCTGTATGGTGTGCAAATCATATCTTTTTCTGCCACTAACATTCGTCCTACTACTTTTGGATCAAACTCTACATCTGAATCTACAAATAATTGATAGTCAAAACCTGATTCTAAAAACATTGCGGTTAAAACATTTCTTCCATAACCCACATAAGGACATTTAAATGTACTCACTGTAGATTTTATTTTTGCTTGTGTAAATTTATCCATTAATTTTATTAATGATAAACCTGTTGCCACCTGCATGGTATCGTATGTAGGCATGCATACAAATACAGTTGGTAATTTTTTCGTCATACTATATTCTCCTTATCTTCTATTGTTATTTTTTCTTCTGGTATTTCTTCTTTCATTAAATCATCTGCAGGCATTTTTATACACCTGACTGGTGGAAATGATTTTTCACTTTCTCCTTTTGGAAATCTTTTTTGGAATCCAAACTCAGCTTTAAAATGATTCTTAATTAAAGTTGCAGTTCTTGGTCTGTCTTTTGTCCACTCATTTCTTTTTATCTCTTCATAAAATTTATCATAATCAAAGTAATAAAACTCTTCATCTTTTAATACAGCACCACTTTTAAATGAAGCATATGTTGTAGCTTCTGGTCCATTAACATAATCTTCTAAATATTTTTTTAACATTTCAATAGGATTAGTACCAGCAGGTGGTTTAATGTCCTCTTTAGTGGCCCATAGAGCGTCCAGGATAGGCTGATATTCATTATTCTTAATGATGGGAGGAAATATTGATGTTTGGTCTGCTATGAGCGCTCTCATCTCTTTCATCTCTGAAATTTTTTTTATATGTTTTGCATGTATTTGAACAACTTTACTGTCAGATAATTCTACATTAAAGAAATATTCTGGGTCAGGTTTATAACATATTTTTATTAGACCCGATATCTGAGGCCAACTACTTTCTCTATGACTTCCAATACCATATTTTCTACGTAAACAACTTCCCTTTGCACAATATGAAGAGATAGGTAAGTCATGACAAGTATGTCCAGCAGTATCTTTGTCCCAACTTTTTATTTTTTCATTTACTTTAGAGTCTCCCCACGTGTCATCGTACTCTATAAAATCTCTAGCTGCCTGTAATAATTTTTTCTTCCAATCATCCTTGTGTTTCTTTTTTACAAACACCATGTAGTTAAATAAAAATCTATCTCTCTCATCTTTTAATTTGTTCCCTGATTCCTGAACCTGTTTGCATAACATTTGTAAGCATGGAGGACCATCCAATAGATCATCAGGACCGCCTGTTAATATTTCTTTTATTTTTTTATTGGATACTTCTTTTAATGATTCTTTTGTCTGTAAATTATCTTTGACTACATTTAAAAAATCTTCGAACTCTAATTCTTTTCCATCAGGTAATAATGCTTTACGTTCTGTCTTCTTGAAATAAGGTAAGTTAATAAATGATCCAGAGGTTCTAACATTATCTTGGTTCATTCCTAGTTGTGTTTGTTTAGGAAATATTTCTGTTTTAGATGATAGCCCAAATAAAAATAATAAATTTTGTAAAAATTCTCTAATTAAAGTTGCAGGTACCTTTTCTGCTGTGAATACATAAATGTGAAGACCATTACTTTTTGATTTAATTGGTACAACAGGTAGGTCTTTGTCTTGAATTACTTTTAAATAATGTTGAATATCAAAGCTAGAATAATCTGAGGGATCAATATCGATTGCACCAAAGCTAGCCATACCATTGTCATCACATGCTTGTATACCTATTGCACGTTTACCATCTAAATGATCTTGATAATCTTGATCAGATATATTTCTTTTAGACCAGCCATAATCACCGGGATCAAATTTTAATTTGTTTGTTTGTGGATCATGATAACCATTGTTAACATTACAGAAACCAAAGTCTCTTTCTAACCCACCAAAATATTTTCTAAATTCTTTCATAATTTATACGGCGCCTCCAGTCTCCCTTCAGCGCCGTTGTTATAACACTTTATTATACTATGTCTTGCTTCTTTTTACCAGCATCGTATTTTGGTCTAGCTGCACCTTTAGAAACTGATTTCTGAAGTTGCGCTGCTATCTCATACATAGATGCATCATCTTTATTAGTGATATCAAGATTTCTTACTCTTGATGGTTTGTAGACATGCCAGCTTTTACTCCCCGCTGTTCTTCCAAATGTGTTTAACTTATACACAGCTGAATAACTTGCAGGATTAAATGAACCTTGATCATCTGAGAATCTCAGATTTTTAA